GAGGGTTAAACTATGAATATGTGCAGCAAAACAAGGATAGTGATTGATGAATACTCAAGAGCTATTGAAGATATAAAGACTCACTTTACCGATTACGCTAGATCAAAAGAAGATGCTGCGGTAACTTTAATGATTATCAATGAACTGACGGAGAAGCTTAATTTAGTAATTAATACGCCTAGCGCCGAGGTTGAGAGTGATTAAAGACACAGTTGAATACCTGAACCAGTTGAGAGAGTTTGCAACGCCTGTGCAGGAAAGAATAATCGACGCACTAATTGAGTGCGATATGAACTTCACCAAAGCTTCAAAACTACTAGGAACAGATCACAGGGGTAATCAAAGGTCTTTAAAGTCACTAAAAGCAAAGGCAGCGGCTAAAGGTTATGCGCCTGCCAATGATATGACCAAGCCAGTAGCAGAGGGGTTCACGGTATCAGGAACAAGTACACTTTATGACGAAGCTGGAAACTTGAAAATACAGTGGGTAAAAACAAAGGCAGATAAAGACCAAGTATTAACAAGTGTTCTTAATTCATTCCAAGATGCTTTTGAGGGCTACAAAGCAACGAGCGAGTTAGTAAAATCGCCAAAAATCAGCAACAAAGAAATGCTAACAGTTTATCCCATGGGTGACCCACATTTTGGTATGCTTGCTTGGTCTAAAGAGTGTGGTGAATCATTTGATCTAAAGATAGCCGAAAGAGACTTGAAGGATGCTGTTCGTAATTTAGTGGACAGGTCCCCACCTTCGCACACAGCAATCATACTTAACCTAGGCGACTTCTTCCACGCTGACTCAAAGAGCAGCACAACAACCGCAGGCACAGACGTTGACACAGATGCAAGGTGGAATAAAGTGCTAAACATAGGTGCAAGGGCATTAATTGAATGTGTCTACTCAGCACTAAAGAAACATAAACAAGTCATTGTCAAAAACGTTATAGGTAACCACGACGAGCACACTAGCCAAGCGTTAGCTTTAGCTTTGAGTCTATATTTTGAGAACAACAAAAGGGTGACAGTTGATAATTCACCTAGTAAATTCTGGTTCTACAGACACGGCGATGTATTGATAGGTTCTACACATGGAGATAGCTGCAAGCCTGAGAAGTTGGCCGGAGTGATGGCCACAGATAAGCCTTTGGATTGGGGAGAAACAAAACACAGGTATTGGTATACTGGACACATTCATTCAAAAAATTCGATGGAGTTGGCCGGTTGCATGTGGGAATCATTCAGAACACTAGCGGGAAAAGACGCATGGCACACAGCACAAGGGTACAGATCAGGCCGTGATATGTCGTCAATTCATATACATGAGCGACACGGCGAAATAGAAAGACACACGCTTAGCTTGTCATCACTTAGAGAGCAGCAAATTGAAAGTTAAAAGCAGTAAACACTTTACAGAGAACGAGCTTAAATGCAAATGTGGCTGTGGTCGGGCTGAAATGGACGCTGATTTCATGGTTAAGTTAGAACAAATTAGGGAGTATTGGGGTAAGCCAATGTTATTAAGCTCGGCTTACAGGTGCCCAGATCACAATAAGAATGTATCAAGCACTGGTGAGAACGGGCCTCACACAACAGGAAAGGCAGTGGATATACTTTGTTATGGGAATGATGCTCTAGAGCTTATAAATTTAGTAACCGATGTAGGTATAAACGGGCTAGGGATAAGCCAGAAGGGGGCGTTCAGTAGTAGATTTATCCATATTGATGGTATTGAAACTGGCAATAGACCTTGGGCTTGGACATATTAAAAAACCCCTAAAAATACAAGTCAATAAGAAAATGTAATTTATTTTAATATTTTCCAAGAAATATTCCCGTTCGGTAAATATACACAGCAAACTGGCCAAACACAACGATAATATTCCCGATAGGGAATATTTAAAATAATCTTTTATGGTATAATAAAGCATGATAAGTGAAGATGCACTATACAATTTAATTGAGCAGTCAATCGAGGATTTGGCAAGTGAAAGCATAAGCAAGGGCGCTGAGTCGTTAGAAGAACTAGCAGTCATATTTGCCAAGGCCGGGATGTATCGATCAACATTTAACGACATAAGAAAACACATAGTAGATCAAGCAAAGCAGAGAACTGATGCTTTATTTATTGAAGAGAAGTTAAAACTTGCAGAACGTAAACTAACATTAAAGAGATCAACGAATGTCAAACACTAACAGTAAAACCCCGACAGTATTAGAACTAAAAAAACGAGTCGATAACTTAGAAGCGTTAATCAGCAAACTAGCAGTAATGACAGGGCAGGGTAATATGTTGCTAGAGTTCGGAGTGAAACGCTGGGAACCGGGTAAAAAAGATATGAGCAAGTATAGAAGTTAGACTTTATCTATAGTAGAGGTATTTAAAATGGCGGCTCCAAAAGGAAACCAATTCTGGAAAGCTAGAAGCAAGCATGGAAGGGATAAGATATTCAAAACACCAGAAAGCTTGAGAAAAGCGGCAGAGGAATATTTCGAATGGGTAGACAATAACCCCCTATGGGAAGACAAAGTTACTCAATATCAAGGTGAGCCGGTTAGCCTGCCAATAGCTAAAATGCGAGCAATGACTATAACTGGTTTTTGTAGATTCGTTCATATAGACCATGATACGTGGTTATTATATAGCAAAAGAGAAGATTTTATCGGTGTCACACGCGAGATAGACGGAATCATAAGAGATCAGAAGTTCGCAGGGGCAGCGGCAGAACTATTAAATGCTAATATAATAGCTCGTGATTTAGGGATGGTCGATAAGAGCCAAACAGAGGTAAGTATCAAGCCAGTTGTTAAAGTAGTTAACCTATCGGGCCAAGATGACAGCGGCGACGATTGAGTTTATAACTAAGCCCCAAGGCAAGGTATTAGGAGACTTTGCACGATCATGGGACCGTGTTGAGCTTATAATGGGGCCTTTGGGCAGTGGTAAGACAGTTCAAGCCTGTCAGAAGCTATTTAATGCTATGTGCAATCAAGAGCCGAACGATCAGAACGTTAGGCCATCGAGATTCTACGCAGTAAGAAACACATTCCCCGATTTAACAACTACAACGATCAAAGATTGGTTGGAGCTGTATCGTGATTTAGGCAGGTACACAGGCGGCGGCTTAGAGCCGCCAACGCACAGATTAGATTTTGATCTAGAAGATGGAACTAATGTCAAATCAGAGCTTATATTCTTAGCCTTAGACCGTGCTGACGCTGTGAAAAAGCTTAGGGGCGCTCAAGCTACAGGTTTTTGGTTAAATGAGGTTAAAGAGCTGAATAAGGCCGTTGTTGATATGGCAGACTTAAGACATGGGCGTTATCCATCTAAAGCAGCAGGCGGTATCAGCCCAACTTGGCACGGTATGATTGGTGACACTAACGCGCCGGATGAAGATCATTGGTATTATGATCTAGCAGAAAATGTTCACCCTGAGGGCTGGAACTTTCACAGGCAACCAGGCGGAGTTATACAGCAGGGCGACAAGTTTATCATCAATGAAAGCGCTGAGAACCTTATTAACCTGCCGGAGGGCTATTACATCAAGGGGATGCAGGGTAAGTCACCAGATTGGATAAAAGTCAATCTAGCGAATGAATATGGCTTTGTAGCTGATGGCAAGCCCGTTTATCCTGAATATGTTGATTCTGTTCACTGCATGAGCGAAGAATACAAGCCTCAGTCACATTTGCCAATAATTTTGGGCGTTGACTTCGGTAGAACGCCTGCCTGTAGCTTTATTCAATATGATAAAGCAATGGGCAGGTACATCGGATTCGATGAGTTTGTGACGGAAGATATGAGCGCGGCTGTATTTGCACCAGAATTAAAACGTTATATAGATCAAACTTACCCCGGCTTTACATTTCAAACAGGTGGAGGGGACCCAGCAGGCGACCAGAAGGGCCAAGCCACTGAAATGACACCGTTCAAAGTGCTATGGAAACATGGCATAAATGTACAGCCAACACACACTAATGACCCGTTAGTTAGGCGATCATCAATCATTAACCCTATGAAACGCCTGTGTATGGATGGCAAGCCAGCATTTATGATAAGCCCGAAGTGTAAGACTTGGCGTAAAGGTCTAGCTGGTGGATTCTGCTATAAAAGAAAGCAAGTTGCAGGTGATGAACGCTATCACGATGAACCAGACAAGAATAAGTATTCTCATGTGTGTGAGGCTGGTGAGTATGGCTTATTAGCTTGCGGAGAAGGTAGAGCAGCTCTAAAACGTGAGTCTACAGAGTTTGCAAAGCCAATTGTGGCAAGAACTGACTTTGATCTATTCGAATGAAACCTAGCGAAGAAGTGTCAGAAAATTGGCACGTTGTATTTATAAACGCAGAAAACGACAATATTTTGACGAAGTATCTTCAAAAAGGCTTCCAACACGTGTATGCTATGCGAGAAACAGAGGGAGGCTTTTTATGGCAAGTCATAGACCCAACACAGTCACACATTCATTTATCGCTGGTGTCAACAAATGATTTCCCCCATCCAAGGCTATATGCTGGGGCTGACGCTGTGATTATCCCTGTAACTGTTCATATATCACGCAAGTCTAAAATGGCTCGTTTATGCGTTTTTAATTGTGTAGAAGTAATCAAGGGCGTGCTGGGAATTAAAGATTTCTTTATTCATACGCCGTATCAGTTGTATAAATATCTAATGAATAGGAGTTAATATGGGTGGCGTACTAGGCGGTAAACCAAAAAAACCAGATGATAGCGCGTTAAAGGCACAGCAGAAGAAAGAAGAGTTGAGACTTGCTGAGGCAGACGATGAGGTTGCTAGACGTAAAGCACTTGCAACAAGCAAGGCAGGTGGTCGATCATTGTTAGTGTCAACGTCAGAACGTGGCACTAGCGGAATGTCAAATAAGCTAGGCGGTGACTAATGGAAACACCGAAGGGGCTAGGCTCAGTTACAGACTTAATCAAGCGCTTTGATGAAGCTGCTCGTATTCGTGAGCTGTGGCGAGCATTGCATCAAGAGGCGTTCGATTACGCAGCGCCTAACCGTGAGACGTTTAATGATCATTCGCAGGGTCAATCAAAAAACCGTCAAGTTTATGACTCTACCGCTGTCCTAGGACTGCAACAGTTTGCCAATCGAATACAAGGCGCATTTATGCCACCTTGGCAAGAGTATTTGGAGTTCGTGGCTGGTTCGGATATACCAGAAGCAGACGAGGACAAAGTGAATGAGGACCTTGAAGACATTACATCTCAAGTGTTTGCCGAGCTTAACCATTCAAACTTCTATACAGAAATAGCACCGACACTGATTGATCTAGGTATTGGCACAGGCGCTATTGCAGTAGAAGAGGGCGATTTTGAGAAAGGCGAGGCGATAAGGTTCAGCAATATACCTTTGGCAGAGTTATACCCAGAAAAGCCGCCTTCTGGCCCAATTGAGAGCACATGGCGCAAGCAGAAGGTTAAGCCTTCGCATATTAAACGACTATGGCCAAGTGCGGAATTACCTGAAGCGTTAGCAAAACTAGCGGATGAAGAATCATCGAAAGAAGTAGAAATACTTAACGGCGTACTTTTTAACCCTAAAGATAGCAAATATCATCAAGTCATCATCTACAAGCCGCTTAAAGCCTTAATATTCACCCAATCATTTAATAGCAAGCGTGTTATTCCTGTCCGCTGGCATGTAACACCGGGCGAGGTCTATGGACGTGGGCCCGTTGTACAGATGATCGCAGACATTAGAACAGCTAATAAGGTGCGCGAATTCACGTTAAAGAACGCAGCAATTCAAATGACGGGGGTTTACACAGGTGTTGATGATGGGATTTTTAACCCCCATACCGCACGAATAGCACCGGGCGCGATACTTCCAGTGGCTAGTAATGCAAGCGGTAATCCTTCGCTATCAGCACTACCAAGAGCGGGCGATATTGGTTTAGGTGGCGCGTTACTCGAAGATTTACAAAACGGCATTAGAAAAGCTTTATTTGCAGACCCGATGGGTGATTTATCCGACCCTGTGCGGACAGCAACAGAGATTACGCTAAGAAATCAAGACATGCTTAGAACTCAAGGCGCGAGTTTCGGTAGATTAAAAACAGAGCTTATCGAGCCATTGATGACGGCTGTTATCGACATAATGCAATCATTGGGCAAGGTGCCTGATTTGCGAGTTGATGGTAGAGAGGTGACAATTCGAATGACTAGCCCACTAGCAAAGGCAGAAGGTCAGGAAGATTTTCAAAACAGTCAATTGTGGTTTGGCTCAGTGGCGCAGTCATTACCGCCTGAAGTGGTAGCCGCTTCGGTCAAGATCGAAGATCTACCGCGTTATTGGCAGAAAACATTGGGTGTTCCTGCTTCATTAGTAAGATCAGAAGATGAAGTGAAACAAATTACAGAATCCGTACAACAAGCGGCTGAGCAATCAATAGAGCAAGGAGGTCAAGTTGCAGGATAGGAATTTCTTTGATGAACTTGGGATTGAGGTGGACCAAGAAGAAGTACGCAAGCAAAAGGCAGAGCTTCAAGCTAAAGCTGAGAAGATCGACTACTTGATTCATGCTGTATTCGAGCAGAACGAGAAAGGCAAAGAGCTTTTAGCGATGTGGAAAGAGGCCCTGATCTTAACTAGCACAGCAGAGCCAAACATGGGATATGTCGAAATTGGTATTAATGAAGGTCAGAAACGTTTTATCCGTCAAATATTATTAACAATCAAGCGCGTGGAGTCAGGCAATGAGTGAAGAAAACGAACAAGTAGAAACAGTAACAGCCGAGCAAACAGCAACCGAGCAGGTAACGCCTGAGCAAACAGACCAGAAAACTAACGAACAGTTAGTTGCTGAAGCTGTTAATGGTGAACAAGAAACCCCGACATGGAGCTATAACGAGGGCATAGCTGGCGAAGGTGAGCCGCCTGAATGGTTCAAAGCTGATAAGTATAAAACAGTGTCAGAACAGGCTAAGGCTTACACAGAGCTAGAAAGTAAGTTCGGCTCATTTACTGGGGCACCTGAAGATTACGCGCTAGAGTTGAGCGAATCATTACAAGAGCAAGGCGTACAGATTGATGATGATGACCCAATCTTGGCAGAAGCTAAAGAATTTGCTAAAAACTCAAACATGAGTCAGAAAGGCTTTAATGAAATGGTCGAGTTGTACTCAATTACAAAGATTGCAGAGGCTCAAGCATTAGAACAAAGCAAGCAAGATGAAATAAAAGCTCTTGGTAATAACGCACAAACACGACTAAATAATCTTAGTGCGTGGGCCAGTGCTAATCTAAGCGAAGATTTAGTCGAAGGCTTCCAGCAAATGACAGCAACCGCAGCTAGTGTTAAAGCATTAGAGCACATGATAGGGTTAACTCGTTCAGCACCGTTATCATCCGCTGATCTGCAAAGTGCTGGCGGTGTAACTGAAGAAGAAGTTAAGGCAATGCTATTTGCTAAGGATGAATTTGGTAATAGAAAGATCAACAGCGACCCGTCATTCAAAGCTGAGTACGAAAAGAAACGTGATGCCTTGTGGGGTTCAGGTGAGCATCGTGTTGTGGTGGGTGGCTAAGCGTCATGATGAATAACGTCAAAAAGTTGACACTAGAGCAAAATAGTATTAATATCTAACTAACTTCTATCCGATACCCTCTTATGGCCGGAATTGTGGAAGGCAGACTAAAAGATTAGTTAAGCCACCCGATTTCGGTCACTGGTAAAACTAAACAAAAGTTTTATTAAAATATAAGAGGTTATTAAAATGAGTAAATTTCTATCTAATGCCGCTGTTATTGAGTTCGACCAAGAGGTTAAACATCAATATCAAGGGCAAGGCAATCTACGGGAGACAGTCACTAACCGAACAGGGGTAGTGGGAGAGTCTTATAAATTCACACGCATGGGCAAAGGTGTTGCTAATCAAAAGGCATCGCAAGCAGACGTTACGCCTATGGACATTGGGCATGATCGCCAAACAGCTACCTTAGCCAACTGGAACGCGCCTGAATACACTGATATTTTCGATCAAGCAGAAGTTAATTTCGATGAAAAGCAAGAATTAGCAATGACTATTGCTAATGCTATTCGTCGTCGTGAAGATCAAATTATCATTGATGCAATGGCGGCAGTAACATTCGCATCTACTAACGATGAGGACCCTGATACTGGTCGAGTCTTTGATATTTCAGCTACACGTAACTTTGATTTATCCGCTATTCGTAGCGCCGCTGGTCACTTGGATGATATTGAGGCTGAATCTTCAGATCGCTACATTGTGTTGCGCGCCCAAGCTCTTCAGAAGTTACTAGAAGATACCACTGTTACTAGCTCAGACTATGGCGTTGTTAAAGCCTTAGTTAATGGTGACTTAGATTCTTACATGGGCTTCAAGTTTAAGAAGATCGGCACACGTACTGAGGGCGGCTTACCGGGCGCAGCATCCGACCGTGTAGCATTTGCCTATCAAAAGTCTGCTATTGGTCTTGCTATTGGTCTTGATATGAAAACGACTATTGATTGGGTAGCACAGAAAACGTCTTGGTTGGCGAATGGTATCTTTAAGGCTGGCGCGGTTGCTCGTGAACCACAGGGCATCGTTAAAATTCAATATGACGAGGGGGTATAATCATGGCTTTTGCATTATCTGGATTCTCACCTGACGGTCGCGCTAATGGCGTGCGTATTCATACGTATAGCTCAGCAGACGCAATCGCAACGGTGAACACATCAGGTTACTTTAACGATCTTTCAGATGTATTGAATGTTCGTGACGTGATCTTAGTTGTAGACACAGCCACACCCACAACGTCTTTTGTAAGCGTTTTGAGTAATGCTTCAGGTGTTGTTGATGTGTCAGATGGTTTAGCAGTAACTGAAACGGACACTGACTAAATAAGGGAGGATATGCGCCTCTAATTGGGGCGCATATCATTAACATCAGGTTAACGCCTGAATCAAGGGGGAAGTGTGGCTACAGATATTAGTATATGCTCAAACGCATTATTATTGGTTGGGGATAGCCCTATATCTTCATTCACCGAAGCAGGTGCCGGGCCAACTGTATCGGCTAACTTGTACCCTACTATCTATGAATCATTATTATCTTCACATCCTTGGTCATTTGCTTTTAAAGAGCAAGAGTTAAGCAAGCTCTCTCAAACACCAGACAAAGAAACAGGATTTAGTACAGCGTACCAGTTACCAACTGATATGCTCAGGTTGTGGCGAACAATGCCGCACACCAATTACACAATAAGCGGCTCATTACTTTATTGTAACGAGTCGAATATGATTGTTAGCTATACGCATAAGCCTAGTGAAACAGTCTTGCCAGCGCACTTTGTTGACGCTTTACAGTACAGATTAGCGTCAGACTTCGCTATCTCAATAACAGAAGACAGAAACAAAGCAGAGTATTACGCGCGATTGGCACAATTAGCGCTATCAAAAGCTAAGAGCATAGACTCACAGGGCAGACCACAAACAGCTATTGTGGATAGCCCATTTACAGACGTGCGGAACGGCGGAACGTATTAATGGCTGACTTGTGGACTTTCCAAAGCTCAATGGTTAGAGGCGAGTTATCGCCACAATTAACCGGAAGGGTAGACTTAGCAGCTTATTACAACGGATTAAAGACCGCAACCAATGTATTAACAATCCCCCAAGGCGGCGTAAAGAAACGTTACGGAATGGAGTACCTAGCAACCGCAGAAGGAAATGGAAGGTTGGAAACATTCTCGTTTAATGTCGAGCAAAATTACTTGCTTGTTTTTACACACGCCAGAATGCAAATATTCAAAGACGGGGTATTGCAAACAAACATCAATGGTACTGGTAATAATTACCTTGTTACGCCTTGGAATCTGGACCGAATTGAAGAGTTCGATTATATTCAGTCCGCAGATACAATCATCATCACGCATGAAGATATAAAAACAAGAATAATAACACGAAGCTCAGACACGAGCTGGACGATAGCAACCGCATCCCTTGTTAATATACCTCAGTATGATTTTAACGACGGTAGTAGCCCTACACCAGTTGACAACATACAAACAATCAACTTTTCCTATCAGAACTATGGCGATAGATATAAGATAAGCCTTAACGGGATATTAACCGAAGAGATTGTTTTTTCATCTAGCGACACTACTAACCAGAACGATATAGCTGACGCTTTGTTAGCTTTGCCTAATACTGGTAATACTGGCATTACCGTTTCTACAGTAACAACGCTTGATACTTATAAGATTACATTCTCAGGAGACTCGGCAAATAACTGGGACGAATTAACAGTAACGCCAATTTCAACCAAGGGCGTCCAATTCGAGGTTGTGACAACCGTCACACAAGCTGGTGCGTCTCGTAAGGAGGACGTATGGAGTTCTACGCGAGGATGGCCTAAGACCTGTACTTTCCACGAGGGGCGGTTGTGGTTTGGTGGGTCAAGAGAAAGGCCGTCAACTATTTGGAGCAGCCGAGTTGGTGACTTCTTTAACTTTGATCAAGGCCGATCAAGAGACGATGAAGGCATAACAGCAACATTAGACAGCGACCAGATCAACGCAGTTACGGCAATGTTTTCTAACAGATCATTACAAGTATTCACATCAGGCGGTGAGTTTTATGTGCCCGAATCACCTATTACGCCAGAAAATATTGCAGTATTACCACAAAGCAAGTTAGGAGCCAAACGCGCAAGACCTGTCACTATTGACGGTGTAACGCTATTCATCCAGCGCACAGGTAAGGCGATTAATCAGTTTGTATTTATTAACGAGTTTCAGGCTAATGAGTCAAGGTCAGTATCGGTATTAGCGCCTCATCTTATCAAAAACCCTAAAAAAATGGCATTAAGGGTGGGCACTGAAAGCTCAGATGCTAACTATGTGTTCATGGTGAATGATGACGGCACCGTGACTGTTTTTAACACACTAGCTAGCGAAAACGTAACTGCCTTCACTAGCTGGAAAACAGAAGGCGCGAGCGGATTAATAAAATCTGTAGCTGTTGTAGACTTTAAGGTTTACATGCTGGTTGAGCGATATATAGACGGCAATACAGTTTATTACATTGAAGGTGAGAACGAGTTATTGAATACCGATTCAGGGGTTATTGGCACAGGACTGGCCAGTGACACATTAACTGGGCTAGACCACCTAGAAGGTGAAACAGTAAAAGTCAAGGCAGATGGCGCAGTACAAGCCGATCAAGTTGTGACATCAGGCCAAATAACTATTGGTAGAACAGCAGACACAATCGAAGCAGGGCTAGAATACCAGCCTATTGTTAAAACAATGCCGCTTAATATCGG